CTGCATACATGAAGCAGGATGCAAAGATGGATAAGAAAACACTTTCTGCAAAGAAAGATGATATGTCTGATCGTGCTCTTATGAAGAAAGTTATGGCTAAGAAAGCAAAGAAGAAGTAGTATGTGTGTCACATGTGGATGTAATCACATCAACTATGATCATCAAGACACTGCTCTTAAGCCAGGTCAAGCTCCTATCAAACCACCAAAGGCAAAGAAGAATAAATAATGGTAGCAAAGAAAGATCCACGTTTAGTACGTGCTGGTGTTTCTGGTTACAACAAACCAAAGCGAACACTTAATCATCCAACTAAGTCACACGTTGTTGTGGCTAAAGAAGGCGACAAGATTAAGACAATTCACTTTGGTCAGCAGGGTGTTGTTGGCTCTCCTAAAAAAGCAGGAGAGTCAGCAGCTTCCGCTGCACGTAGACGAGCATTCAAGGCACGTCACGCATCTAATATTTCAAAAGGCAAAATGTCCGCTGCGTACTGGGCAGATAAGGTGAAATGGTAATGGCTGTTGGAGAAGTTGGTCGTGGTTTAACGGCTGAGTTAAATCGTTTAGCAAATGGAGGAACATATCCTACACCTGATAAGTTTCTTGATGCTCAAGGTGCAGCAAACAAATGGGCTTCACTACCTATACATGCAACAGTCCATGCGTCACCTACCGCTACAACCACTGGTGTTTATGCTGCTGGTACAACTGGTGCTGATGGTGGTACTGGTGTTGGTGCAACGATTACTGCTTCCGCTAATGGCGCAGGTTATGTTGTTGATGGTCATACTATGGCTCTTGGTGAGCGTGTACTTTACCGTTTAAATACTGATGCAAAAACTAATGGGATCTATACCGTAACTAGTCTCGGCAGTGCATCTACCAAGTGGGTTCTTACTCGTTCAACAGACCATGACAATGGTACTTGGGCTGGTCAGGTTGGTAAAGGTGACTGGGTTACTGTAGACCAAGGTACTGTTAATGCTGGTAAAACTTTTTACATTAGCAATGTTGGTACTGGTATCAATGGTGACATTAAAATTGGTACAGATAATATTACCTATTCTGAAATCACTACACCTGCTGGTCCATATGATAAATATATTATTGGTGCATTAAATTATAAATTAGATCCATTAGCAGATCAGTCTCAATATGAAGATCTTAATGGTGTCTGCAATGAACTCGCAGGTACGTCCAGTCTTGAAGCTGGCGAAGCCTTACGTCGTATTCCTTAAAGGTAAAAATGTCTCTTACTAGTATTGCACCACAAAACGATAAGCCTTCTTTTCTTGCACGTATTGGTCACTATGGTGAAGAAGTTAGCAATTTTCTTTTTGCAACTGACTCAATCAAGAAACTTGTAACAGGTAAAGGTAACTGGGGAGACCTAGCAAATGTTGGTATTACTGCTGCTACCTTTTTTATCCCACCATTAAAACTATTTAAACTTGCACCAGAAGCAGTTAAAGCTGTAATGATTGAAGGCGAACGTATACTTTCTAATGAAGTTATTTCTGAAACTGCAAAACAAAAAGTAATTCAAACTATTAATAATTCTAAAGCATTTCTTGAAGCAACTCCAGAACAACGAATCTTAATGCATAATGAAGCTGTTACTCAAGAAGTTAAGCGTATGCAACTTCAAGGTGATACTGCTGGTATTGTTTCTGGTGAGTGGCAAACTCCTGGCATACGTCCACAAATGTCGGTTAATAAAGTTACACCTACTAGACCACGACCTACTCCTAAGAAAATTGCAGATCGTATTAAGTTAGATAAGAATCATCCCCTTGCTTTATACTTTGATGATGCAATGGGAAAGCATGTAGATAAATTACGTGCACAACTTTCATCTGGTTCAGCAAAGATTGAAGATCTTTCTCAAGACAATCAATACTTACTTGATGTATTTGCTCATTTTGATAATCCAAAAAATTCTTTAGGTAGTGAAGTTGTTTGGGTAAAAGCAAAAGATGCTACTGAAAATCAAATAAAGAAAGCTATTGAAACAAAAACTAGAAAAACTAAATCTGGTGTTGAAGAAGAATGGGTTAAAGTAAGTAAGAATAGATACAAACCGTACGAACCTGGTCGTAGTTTTGAAGTTATGGGTAATGGCAAAGCTAAACCTATTCCTGGATCTGAAGTTAGGGGCAATACTAGTGCTCCAACTGAACCAGAAGTTTCTGATGTCTTTGCAAGTATTGGAGATAAAGAAGGTGTTACTTCTTCAAGGGGAGATAACATGGGTCCAGGTGGAGACCGTGTTGATTTTATTCAAAACTATCTTGACAAAGTTGCTGAGTTTAAATCTTTATCTAAAGATTATAAAGTTGCACTTGAACAGCGAGCAGCTAAAAAAGATTTAACTAGTTCTGAAGTTCGTAGTTCCGAATCTCTTAACCCAATTAAAACTAAGAATATTTCAGAAGCTGAACGTGGTTCAGGATCAATGCTTAGTGAGTTAAAAGATCAATTAAATACTCTTGCAGATTACTTTACAGAAAATCATAAGTACTTTAATAAAGTATATAAAGAAGTTTATCCAAAAGGTTCAGAAATTTATGACATTGGAACTGCATCTGGCAAAGTTCTTACTAAAGAAGAGCGTCTACTTGCTAAACTCCATCCACGTAAAGCTAAGAATCCATCTAGTTTAACTGAAAAAAGAAATGCTAACAATCGCAAGCGTATAGATAAACAAGATGAAGCATTAGCTGCACAAGAAAATAAAGCACCACGAGATTTTGAAGAATCAAACTTTCAAGGTGGTACAAATCTTAAAGTTGATAGTGCTGTTGCTCCGCAACTTAATCCAAAGAAAACCAAGTTAGCTCCAAGTCAATCAGCACGTGCTGAAATGAGTGAGTTAAAAGCTGATTTAAAAAACTCTATGGACAATTTACACAAAGCTAAAACTGTTGAAGAAAAAAATAGACATGCAAAAGCAGTTGAGCAAGCACGTAAAGCAATTGAAGAAAGATCTAGAATACTTGGCTTTACTCCACCTACAGGTGCAGCTAAACAAGAACAAATAGATTTAGCAAATGAATTGTTTAAAGTGCAAGACCTTCGTATCACTACTAAACGTGTACCTTCTACTCCAAAAGGAACACCATCAACTCGCAATGCTGTTGATCGTGCAAGACATGTTGAAAATATTATTGCAAAAGAAAATAAAGATTTTGTTGAAGGTTCTCCAGATTATTTAACTCAGTTAAAAAATAAAAAAGAATTTAAAAATGATGATGGTACTTTAGACGTAGAGAAATATGAAAAACGTATGAAGGAATATCAAGATGAGATAGATAATCTTAAGAGAATGCAAGCTTCTGCTTGGGAAAAAACTAAAGATCTTTCTAAACAACTTAATGATGATGGCATTCGTGCATTTATGAATCGTGTTTCTAATAAAGAAATAGATCCAATCAATAGACAAGGTTTAATTAATCTTATTGAAGATCTTGCTGATCAAGCAAAGAATCTTGCTTTAAAGAAAAAGATTATTAACTATGCAAATAAATTAAAACTTCAAGAAGGTATGGCAAAGGGAGAAGCCAAAAAAGCTGGAATGAATACTCGCCTTGCTAAAGAAGATGCAGAACGTAAGGCTCGCATTGAAGCCAAGCAAGCTGCAAGTAAATTAGAAACAACACCTAAAGTAAAAACACCTAATGCTTCAGACATTACCGTACATTCTGGTGGTGCTAAAGGTGCTGATAGAGAATGGGCAATTGCTGCGGATAAAGCAGGTATAAGCACTAAAGCACATTCATTTGAAAACCATACAATATCTACTGATTGGAAAAATGCTCCAGTACTTGAAGAACGTGTTATTCATTCTCAAAAAGAAATTGAAGAAGTAACTTCTCTTGTTAATGAAGCAGGTAAACGACAAGGTAAATTTGCTAGTACCACAAAAGAAACTGGAAAGCTTGTTCATCGCAATGCATTCCAAGTAAAAGATTCAGAAGCAGTTCTTTGCATTACTTCTGGATTTAAGAAAATTGCTAATGGCGAGATGTCTGTTGCAGGAACAGGCACTCCTTGGGCAGCAGAAATGGCAAAGATACTTAAAAAACCATTGTTTAACTTTGATCAAACTAAGGGTGTTTGGTTTAAGTGGGATTATTCCACAAAAAATTGGAAAGAAATTTCTGGTATACCACCTAAGTTCAAATCATTTGCTGGCATTGGTTCACGCGAGTTAACTGAATCTGGTCGCAAAGCTATTGAAGAATATATGCAACAATTTATGAAGGGTAACTAATGGCTGTAACATTTAGTCAAATGGCTGAGGAAGTTAGTCGTAAGATGGCTGGCTTTACTTATCGTCAAGATAGACAGACACATCTAATAACTACAATTACATCTACTAGTCTTAGTATTACTGTACAGTCTGCTATTAATATTTCTAGTGGCATCATTCAGATTGATGATGAATTAATTTACATTGACTCTTATGATCGTAATACTGGTATACTTAGTGTACCCCCATATGGTCGTGGGTACAATGGTACTCCTGCTATAGCTCATACTGCTGGAGCAAAGGTAGTTATCTCTCCTACATATCCAATTGTGGATGTTAAAGAATCACTTAATGAAGTTATTGCTGGTTCTTTCCCAGCACTATACCAAGTTAAATCTACTACTTTTACTTACAGTCCTGCTAAAAGTACCTATGCTTTGCCTGTTGATGCTATTAACATCCTTCAGGTATCTTACCAGAGTGTAGGTCCATCTAAGGAATGGGTTCCAATCCGTGCGTATCGTATTGATAACATGGCTAACTCAACTGCATTCTCTGGTACAACAAATACTATTAGTCTTTACAGTGGTATAACTCCAGGTCGTACGGTACAAGTATGGTATGCAACTGAAGCTGAACTACTAGTTAATCCAACTGATGACTTTGCTACTATTACTGGACTTCCACAATCTTGCAAAGATGTAATTGTATATGGTGCTTGCTATAAACTGTCATCATTCATTGATGCTGGTCGTCTATCATATAGTTCTGCAGAATCTGATGCGCAATCTGCATCTACATTAAGTATTCGATCATTTGCTGCAGGTGCTAACGCATCTAAGTATTTGTATCAGATTTACAATCAACGTCTAATTGAGGAATCCCAAAAGTTAGATGATCTCTATCCAGTACGAATCCACTACACGAGGTAAATAATGTCAGCTCGCCAATATAGTTCAACCGTTGCCGTTAAGACTCTTGGTACCGCTATGGATGCAAGTGTTGCAACTATGGTACTTAATAATACAACGTCAGTACCATTAGCGTATCCATTTACAATGGTTATTGATCCTGACACAGCATATGAAGAAATTGTAACTGTCACTGCTGCCCCTACTGGTTACTCATATCCTGTAACTCGTGGAGAAGATGGTACAACTGCTACATCTCATTTAGCTGGTTCATCAGTTAAACATATGGTTACTGCTCGTGATCTTCAAGAAGCACAAACTCATATCTATGCATCTACTGGTGTTCATGGTATGGTTGCTCTTGATGGTGATATTGTTGGTACCGCAAAAACTCAAGAGTTAACAAACAAAACTCTTGGTAATACTAATAATATTAAAGCTGGATCTACACTAACTAATAATGGAACTATTAGTGGTGGTACTATTAACCCAACTACACTTCAACAAGGTGGAGTGCAAGCAGTAACTACTACTGGTACTCAAACATTAACAAATAAAACTTTAGGTGCAACCGTTACTGGTACTACTGCTGCAGTAGATGACAACACAACACTAGTTGCTACTACTGCATATGTAGTTGGTCAAGGTTATGCAAAAATTGCTTCACCTAGTTTAACTGGTACACCATTAGCACCAACTGCTGCTTTTGGAACTAATACAACACAGATTGCTACCACTGCGTTTGTTCAAGCAGCAACTACATTAAGTGTTATTGCTGCTAAAACTGCTGTATATACTGTAGCATCTGGTGATGAAGGTGATTTAATTGAACTTAATGGTACTTTTACTGTAAGTATTCCAACTGATGCTACATTTAACTTTACAATAGGTACACAAATTAACTTACTTAATATTAGTACTGGTGTTATTACTATTGCTGCAGTAACTCCTGGAACAACTACAGTTAGTGGTACTCCTGGATTAAAACTTCGTGCCCAATGGTCAATGGCAACATTAATTAAACGTGCAGCAAATGTTTGGGTAGTAGTAGGAGATTTAACAGCATAATGATAGTACCTGGAGTAACTGCATCAGGATATGTACAACCAACTCTTACTGTTGGTAGTGGAATATTATTTTCTGATGCAACATATTATTATTTAGCATATAAAACTACTGGTGTTGGTACTGCATTTACAGTTTCAGGAAATGCTATAGTTGGTAATTATTTAATGTTAGCAGGTGGTGGAGCAGGTGGACGTGGACTTGCCAGTACTTATGCAGGCGGTGGTGGTGGTGCAGGATCACTTCAATCTGCTGGTATTACATTGGGAATTGGAACATTTAACGTAACTGTAGGTGCAGGTGGTGTTGCCGCTGCAGCAGGTGTCAGTGGTGGCAATGGTGGAAATACTATTCTTAGTGGAACTGGTATAACTACTATTACTGCACTGGGTGGTGGTGGTGGTGGTTCTACCTCTACCACTGGTACAGCAGCAGGAGCAGGTCTTTCTATAGCTTTATACCAAACTGGTTCTGGTGGTGGAGGTGGTTCTACAACTAATACTGGTACTTTTACCATTAATGGTGGTTATGGTTACACTGGTGGAAATAATGGTGGCACAACTGTAACCCAAGCAACTGCTGCTAATCGTCATGGTGGTTCTGGCGGTGGAGTTTCTGCTGTTGGTGGTAATGCTACTACTAGCGCAGGTGGTTCTGCTGCTGGTACTGGTTCTGGAGCATATGGAGCTTACGTTACTGCATGTAGTTTAACAAAAACCATTCTTTCAGTTGGTGGTGGTGGTGGTGGAATAACGGCTGGTGGTGCTAGTAACAATTCACCAGGTACAACCACCGCTGCAGTAACTGCACCAGGTGCTAATAGTGGTAGTGGATCTGGTGGATCTGGTGGAGGTGCCACTATTGATGGTGGAACTGGAGTATTTATATTCCGCTACGCCAGAGCTGATGTTGGTGGATAAATATGGCAACTGTAACAGCTAATATAACGGCTATTACCAATCTTGGTACTACTCCTGCTACTGTTAAATATACTGCAGTTAATAACTTTACTGTTGGTCAAAATGTTATTGTAACTAGTGCTAGTACTTCTGCATTTAATATTGCAAGTCCCGGTATACGTATTGTTGATGCTACTGCTAATGACTTTACTGTACTTAGTTCTGCTACTGGTACGTCCTGCACTGCTTTAGCTACTGCAACTGTACCAACTAGTGCTGACATTTCAGATGCATTTGTATATGATTTATCTACAACCGAGTTAGTATCATCTACATATCCAACTGATATTGCATATGACATTAGTATTGGTGACAATAGTTTTCTTATATATAATACATCACAAGCTCCACATATACGTGAGACTGCACAGTATAAGAAGGATCAGTTTGATTCATCCACTAGTCCAGGCGAACAATCACTTCTTGGTTGGTGGTTAAGGTCTCAAACATCATGGCACTATGGTGCTGGTATTAGATACTTTGAACCAGGTGTAGAAAAGAATGTGGATTATAAATTTTATGATTCACGCGGTGTAGATATATGGACTATTGGTGAAGCTAGTATTCTTAAAGATACATTCATAGGCTACTCAGGATCTACCAATAATCTAGTTGGTACACCTGCAACTTACACATCTGGTCTTTATACATACAATTGTTTAGTTACTGGTTCTAATGATGGATCACTTAAAAGATTAAGACTAAACAATAACACTGAAGTTACTGGTGTATCTCCATATGAATTTAGTTATACAATTGCTAGTCATACTTCTGATCCATTTTATTCAATAACAACTGACGGTACTTACTACTATGCAATATGTGATAAAGCTGTTCATAAAGGATTGGTTGATGGTACTGGTTCAGATGTTATTACTAATATTCATAACGCTACTGGTACATCTAAAGCAACTATTAAATATGTAAAAGGTAAAGTATTAGCATCGTCAGATAATGTTCTTTACAATATTAATGCTAACCATACTTCTGCAAGTCACTCTGCTGCTAAAGATATCAGTGACACTGCTAGTGGTACTCCAGCTTCTTACTCTTATCTTACCCACCTTAATACTCAATGGTATTGGAATGACATTACTGATGGTTCAGTAAGTGTATATGCATCTGGGTATGCTAATGGAGTTAGTGAAGTATGGGCTATCTCTTATGACAAGACATTAGTTAATCTTGATATGGCTGGTGGTCAGATGGTAACTCGTCTACCATTTGGTGAAACTATTAATGCTATTAAATACTATCTTGGTTATCTTGTATTAGCTACATCTAAGGGTGTGCGCATTTGTCAGATTGATATTAATGGTAACGTAACTCTTGGTCCATTAACATATCAATCAGCATATGGTGTGAATGGTATTACTGAAAAAGATACATATGTTTATTGTTCAACATCTTTGGATAGTACTGTTACACAAACCAATGCAGCACTAATAAGAATTAATCTTGGTCAACCATTTGATGATGGTACATTTGCATACGCTAATGATCTTGAATATGTAGATACATTTGCGTCTAATGCAACTGATGTATTTCTTGTTGATGATAGATTGCTTATGTTGTATAACACATCTACCTACGGCAAGATTGCATTTGAACATACAACTCAACGCAGAGCTTCTGGTTATTTAGAAACTGGATATATTCGCTATGGTGTAACCGAACCAAAATACTTTAAGTACATCAATGTTGGTGCAGAATTTACTGCAGAAGATTCAATTGGTTTACAGACTATTGATAACTTGGGTAACGAGTATGACATCTTAAGTATTAATAGTGCTACTCAATCGCAAGATTTAGAAATGCATTATCCTACTGGTAGTCAAGAGATACTAGCATTTAGATTTATATTTGCTAATAACTCACCACTTACTAACACGCCTACCCTTAAGTCGTATCGTGTTAAATCTATTCCAGCAATGAAACGTCAACGTATGATTCAGTATCCATTATCTTGTTTTGATATTGAACAAGATAGATATAACTCACAGTTTGGTTATGTTGGTAGATCATATGATCTTTTACATAGTATTGAAGAACTTGAAGAAGTTGGAAACTTTGTAATTGTAAATGACTGGAGAACTAATGAAAGTTATACAGGATTAATTGAGACAATGCGCTTTGAGAATAGTGCATCGACAGATAAAATAAGTTCAGGATACGGTGGTATCTTGACCGTAACAATTAGGAAAGTAAAGTAATGAGTAAAAATACTAAGAAGTTTCTTTCTGCAATAGCAGAGCGAGCAATCAAAACTTTTATCCAAACTTTTGCAGCAGTTAGTGCTTCAGCAAATTTGTTTAATGGAGCATCAACAAAAGATTTAGTTGGTGTAGCTGGTTCAGCTGCAATGATATCTGTATTTACTAGCCTTGCTTCAGCAAAGTTTGGTTCACATGGACCTTCACTTGCTGGTGAAGTTGTAGTTAATGAAGAAGTAGCTGGTCATTAATGCGTCCAGTTGCTAAGAAGTTTAAAGTTACTCAGCCATATGGCAAGAAGTCTAAGTTATATTCAAGTGGTATGCACAAGGGTGTTGACTTTGGTTGTCCTGTAGGTACACCTGTTCATGCGATGAATGATGGTATAGTTACTTCATTTAACTGGGGCGGTGCGTTTGGACATCACATAATTATTGATCATATTAAGTTCCCTGATAGTCCAGGTTTATGGGCTGGTTACATGCACTTATCTGTAGTTAGTGTACGTCCAGGTCAGCACGTTAAACGTGGACAGGTCATTGGACTTTCGGGTCAGTCAGGTCATGTTACTGGTCCACATCTGCACGTTGAAGTACAAAATAATAAAGGACATTGGAATGCATTCAAGTCCGTTGACCCACAGAAATGGATTGATTGCTAATGCAGTACGTATCTTGGAAAGATGATAAGACTCCACAGGCTATACCTGCTAAGAAATGGACACTAGTAGTGTGCAATAAGTTATCTCTTATTACTCCAACTGCTGATGGACTAGGACACTTTGGTGTCTACTTAAATGTTAAAGACACTGGTGGATCTAAGCGTATCCTTGTTAGGTTCTCACGTGACCCTAAGAAGCTTGATGATTTCACTGGTCAACATGCCGTGGATTTAACTGTGGATAACATTGACTCTCACACTTGGTTCTTCCAAGCTAAGAAGGGTGTACCAATTGGTGTCATGGTTTATCACGATGGACCTAAGCCATTAATCTTGGGAACCCGTGAGTTTAAGGCAGCTATAGGATAGCAATTGCTGGCTCTCAGAGCCACGTAGAGCGACTGATCCCCTCCTGGGGTAGTAGGATACAGAACTTAGTACCTACCACCCTGAGAGGGGTTCTTTTTTATGTATTACTGTGGTAGTCCTCGTCTCGTACTGGTGGATTTCCACCTAGTATCTTGACCATCTTGTTGACTGCCCTGTTAGCTTCCATCATCACTGCTTTCTGTGACTTGTCAGCATCTATACGTTCCCTTAATTCGTGACCATCTATCTGTTCTCCGTAGAATAAATGAACTAAGGATTTCTCTCTATCATTTAATTTGTCAAAGGCTACCTTGACATCAGAACTAAATGCCATGAAGTCGCCTGACTCTGCTAGTGCTTTACTGGTACGACCCATGTTGCTTAGTGTGTTGTTGAACTTAGTCCAATCATCACTGAGAACTGCTGGGATCATAAGTTTAATAAACTGTTTGTTGTACCAGAAGTTATCTTCTGCACTGTAACCAGCTTTATGTGCTTTCTCTTTAATGCAATAATCTAGTGCAGAGTTACGTAATGATCTAGCAAATAGTTTATCTCTATCTTTTTGATCAGGTAATGCTAACCATTCCTCTATCTTGTTAGGATGTTCAGCAAACCATAACCATAACTGTTGTTCGATATCATCACGTTCAACCATTTGATACTTACGTTTAAATTCAGCACCAATTTGTTTGACCATAGCATGATACATTTCATAAACGATTCCATTAGAACTCATACGTCTTACCCTCGACTACAAAAGATCGTCCATTGATAGGTACAACAACAGGAGTTACATTACCTCTACGTATGTAGAGAATAGTAAATGCTTGTTGCCAGTTAGCACTACCAGTATTTAGATATGACGCTTGGCTAAGATCCATAAGGTGTCCGACTTCAACTCCGTAGAGACGACTGTGAATTTTGCCGTTGTAACCTTGGTGCTCATGTTGAACTCCCGCTCTATGTGTATGCCCACAGACAACCGAAGACCCAATCTTGCGAGCCAAAGCCAAAGCTGTCCCACCCGCTTGCCTTGAGATGTTGCCTTCATCTCCATGTGCCAGTACCCATCCTGGCGTAAACTCCCATAGTTTATCGTGATAGGTAATTTCGTTCTCGCTGTAATGTAAAAGCTTGGAGTATTCCAGTTCCCGCAAACTTGCCAACGCTGGGGCATATCTTTTAACATAGTTCTCAACTCTGTCTCCATGGTTACTCCTCATAGTATGGAAAGGTTTATCACCTAGTTTGTTTTTAAATTCTTTCATAATGGCAGCAGTACGATCTAGTCCTGCTTGCAAAGTTCCTTCGAACTCTCCAACCAATCCTTTGTTCCATCGTGATGGTTCAGGACTATCTGCTTCATCACCAACACAGTAGAGTTCATCTGGTTGGTAGTCACCGACAAAGTTTTGTACTGCACGTACAGCACGTGGATCATGGTATGGAATTTGCATATCGGGTAGCACTACAACTGTTTTCATATATACCTACTTAGTAGTATCCCACTTGCCATCAAGTACCAGTAAGGCAATGAGAGCATAGTTAAGGATGTCAATGAATGTATCTTCGATTGCTTCATTCTTTGGTTTCTTATTGTTAGATAACAGATTATTTAATCTTGCTACCTTGTCGTGCAGTCTTACACTTAGTCCATTCAAAGCACCGCCAGGTGCATCTGAAATATTACTTGATCCATAATCTTCATGCTTCTGTGCTAGTAACTTAATAGCTTTACGAGCGATAGTTGCAGCATTAAATTCTAGTAATGGTTCTATTTTAGAGTTGGTCTTTTTAATGTTAGAGTAAGCCCGTTCGCATACTTGACATCCACAACTAGTAAACCCATGTTTACTAACGTCTGGAAGATATGGTTTATTTCCTGTTCGCTGAAGTCCTGCATTGTAATCTTTCATCTTCCTTTCATGTTCTTCTAATTCGTATGCGTCACTTCTTTGGTATTGTTTATTTGTCATGCTGATATCTTTTCTGTGAAGTATCCAGATCCATTACGCAAGAACATTGAGTTAACATCCTCACCTTCTGGCATCTGCATAATGATAACACTATTAAATTCCTTACTTAAACTTTTTGCAAAATCAGAACCAGGCTGATCCCCATCAGCAAAAACATAGATAGTTTCAAAGTCTGCCAGTAACCTTCCGTAGTGCCGTTTCCAAGCATTAGCTCCAGGCACACCCACAGCAGGAATACGGCAAGAATAACTAAGAGTGATAGCATCTATTTCTCCTTCACATACAGCTATAAAATTCCCTGCAGTATGCAGAGCGTTTACATTGTATAATCTAGTAGAAGTTCCTGGCATACCCATGTACTTAGGTTCTTCTAATCCCATTGATCTGAATCTTACATCTACTACACCTGTTGGTGTCAAATAAGGAATAGCTAATCTATTTACAAATGCTTCTTGTCCAGCTAACGGATCAACGACGACTCCTAATCGAATCTCTTGAGCTGTCTCTAGACTTATTCCCCTTCGAGTTAAGTATTCTTCTGCCAAGGGAAGGTACTCCTCGTAATGATTGGTAGCTTTCTCCAGTAATACCTTCTGCGATCTTGATAGCTTCACCGTATTTAACTCCTTCATGTATTTTGATTACGTTGAATGCATTTCCTTTTACTCCACAACCATGACATACAAAGATGTTATCCGTAACCGATACACCTGCTGATGCATGGCTATCGTTATGGAACGGACATTTAATCTTTTGCCAACTGCCATAGTCTCTACGTATCCTGCCACCATAGTGCTCTATGATTGTAGAAATGGGTGGTACTTCTGTCATTTAATAAACTTACTTGTCTCTTCAAGAATAGCAACTGATGTAATAACTCCACTGTCAATCCAAGGCGCAAGCACAGTTGCTAATGTAAAAATTTCTTGCTTTGGCATAACTAATCTTAAAATATATTCTTCTTCTTCTCCACCATTAAATTCTAATTCAACACTCATTAGTATCCTGCTTCCTCTATTAGTTTAAACCATACCTGTACTGGCATAGTTGCGTACCATAACCCAACATCTTGAGTTCCTTTTTTCTTATGTATTACTACACCTGTGTCAGCTTTATCATTAATCATTTCGACTTCTAGTTCTTTTAACCATGCTGATAGTTCCATCTTGACACAGTTTTTTATTTCGAGTACAACTCCAGGCACACCTGCAATGTCACCTCGATCATTGACACCGTTAAGTGATCGTCGTTCAACATGCTTACGCCCTTTACTTAGTAGCCAGTTGACTACTGCTGTCTCTGCAGCCGTACCTTTTTGTTTACTTTTGCTCATGGCATTCACAACCACATTTCAATGTATAGTTAGCTATATTATTATTAAATTGTTCAGGGCATTTGTTATGTTGTTCTTCACTATCTTCTAAACACCAACCGAATTTAATCATCTTGTTTTCCATTTAATGTTACAATGGTTAAACATGGGTATTCGTATTGATAGTGTGAATAAAACGCATAACATTCTTCACAAGTATATTCTAAGTCAGAATTTATTGCTGGAATTTTTTTATGTAACTCACGCACACGTTCAATGGCTTTAGCCATGTCTGTTGGGCTTGCTATGTCTGATAGTTTGTGATTTTTTTCTTTACTATTTAATAGCCAGTAATTTATGTTCATCGCGCTTCTTCCATGTCTGCTATAAACATATACTCTGGATTAAACTGTAACCATACTGGTGTTTTGCCAGATTGATCCGCTCTACCATATCTATTCTTAACTGCAGCTACACCCAGTAACCCATTGCCACTCTGTCCAACGGTAAGGATTAGTGCAGGTAACTGTGCTACCTTGCCCTGTAAGGATGATCTTGGTTGACATGGGTCTCCGACATAACCTTCTTGTGTGTGATGTAACACTAGGATAGCGGCGTTGGTATCTCTTGCTAAGTACTTAAGTTCTTTAAGTGCTGATCTCATGTTACTGAATTCTTCTCCGCCGTCCATACTAATATCCATAAGGTTATCAATAACTATTAGGGCAGGTGCTTCTCCAAGTAACTCTTCAATCGCGGTAACCTCATCGTCGATATCACTAAGACTAGGGGCACTATCAAAACTCCAATAGATATGACTGGCAAGAGCAAGATTATTCCTAGAGTTAACTGGATCTTCCGATATGATTTTCTCTGCTTCACTTTGTGATACTCCTGTAATCATAGAATATAAACGCATAGCCATAGTGTGAGCATTGGTATCTGCTGATAGGTATAGTGTTGGTGCTTGCATACGTAACGCTAAAGCTAATGCAAGCGTTGACTTACCAGCACCTGGTGTACCAGCAATCATACTTACTTCTGCTCTACGCAATACGATTTGGTTGGTATCAAATGTCCTGAATACTGTAGGCATTGGCTCACCACCAATGTCAGGACGACCTACTGCTCTACTTAATGTTTTCATTTATCTCCAATAAATAATTGAGAGAGTAGTCCAGCTTCCCCACTAGACTACCCTCCCAAACTTATGTGATTAGAACGTAGCGTAATCTGAATCGCTTGGCTTTAGGTAAACAGCCTTGCACTGATCTGGTGTACCCTTTGCTGTTGGACACATGAAAGCTTTGTATGGTCCGTATGGTCCTACACCTTCACGCTTAGTCATACCACCGTGAATACAAGACCTGCTGGCTGTGCCTACTGCGACTCCCATTCCTGTTGGTGGTGCTACTGGTGCAAACACTGCTGTTGGTACTGCTGATGGGATTGGTGTCTCACTAACTACCGTACCACCTAACGCATTAACCACTGTATCGATTCCTGAGTTACTGGGTTGACTGGGTTGCACGTTAAGAAACAATTCTTCCATTGCAGCAATGCTGTTATTAACTCCATTACTAATAAGAGCGTTGATATTATTCTCAAACTCAGTAGCATCA